GCTGAATAATCGCCACCCTTAAGTTCTGCGCTAGCAGCTTTACTGTTTAGTAATTGAATCTTATCAGTTACCAACCCAATAAATCTACCTTCTGCTTCCATATCCCCTAAGAAAGTAGATCCAAAAGCTAATGCTGCATAAAGGATTAGCTCATACTCCTCAAGAATATAAGGTTTAACTTCTACACCACCAATGATAGTTCCAATAGGAGGCTCTGCATAATGATAAGTTAAATTGAATTCACCTTCTGCTTCTCTCTTGCCTTCTTTATTTGTTAGTAAGAACTCTGTAAGTTCTCTAACGAAAGCATAGTTAGGTTGGTTATTATGAAATGATCTAGCCCCAACTCTGCGATAAACAATATCATCAGAAGTATCACTGTCACTCCAGGTTCCTCCCCCAGCTGTACAATCTGCTCTAGTTAAATAAGAGCCTGTAGAACAAGACCCTGCACCTAAGTATCTTAATTCAATAACATCTAAGTATCCATTAGGAATGGTGATGCTAGAATCTGCCTTAAGAACAGAGAAGGTAGCCTTACGCTCTAAAGTAGGAACTCTTAGAGTCTCGTAAACCATAGCCTCACCCATCTCAATAAACTGATCAAGCTGCGCGTTGGTTAAATCTGTTCTGTTTAGCCAGTCCGCAACTGCTGTGCGTAATGTAGCTTGATTAGTAATTGTTGCCATTTAGGACTCCTAAATTAGTTAGTAATACATAAGATGAGGATATTTAAACTTCATGATATGTTTAAACTTTCTCATTTCTTCAGGTTGGATATTCTTATCATGGATATTAATTCCATACTTTGTCATAATATCTAATGCAATTGTATCTGGTACATTGCAAAACGGTTTAAATCCTGAATCGATTCGCTTGTTTTTTTTACCGAACTCTCTTTGAGCTTTCGCCCATTCTAAATGAGGCTCGATATCTTGTACTATACCAATGCCACTGGCATCTGAATGTACTTCATAATCTTTAAATAATTGTTCTCTTATTTCTCTCATCTCTCATCTCTCATCTCTTTATTATTCTTACCGACAAAGACTCTTAGAATCTTTCTTGGTAAGAATAACCCCCACCCGAAAGCAGGGGTTAATTCAACTTTGCTTAACCTATTAAGTTAAAGACACATCAATGATAACACCGTTACCAGATGGACTCTTAGCTTCCAAAGTACACTCGTGTACCATGTAAGAACGTAAAGAGTCACCGTCTTCGTTGATATCACGGAACTGAATCGGACGAAGAGTTGCAACTGATAATAGAGAAGGATCGTAAACGAACACTTCAGTATCATCCATTAAGTAGTTGTGAACTAACTCAACATCACCAAAGTCAGATTCATACAAATCAACTGATTGGCGTAACTTGCCCTTCTCATCAATATTTCTACGAGTATTCATAGAAGAAGTATTAACTAAGTTAGAGAAGTTTACTTTGTTAGCTGTTGACATCATTACTTTAGATGGAGCTGCAGAAGTTTCGCCGTTAATTTCACGAAGAATTTCATTGATGCTTGCTAAAGTAAATGGCTCAGAAGCCTTACCAGTACCAGATGAAGATGCAACATCAGAACCATCACCAGCAGCTTGTGTCACTGTTAATGATCCAGAAGTTACAGATGCAACAGATTCTGCTACACCAGCATAAGACTGGTATCCGCCCATCTTACGAGCGTATGCTTGAATGCCACCTGAGGCTGAAGAGCCTTGCGTACCTTTTGTTTGAGAAGACACTAAAGTCTTCTCAATGTCACGCATGATTTCTTTACCTCGCTTCTCAGTCTGATATTTGAATTCAGACTTACGTCCAGCCTTGTCTACAGCTTCAAGAGAACCAGAAACACGAATACCTTTAGTAAAGATCTGTGCCTTGTTATCAATCTTCTGTACAACAGGACCGGCAGATTCTGCGAAGCTTGAACCTTCAACTGCAGCTTGCAATGCAGCAGCAGCTAAAGTGTCGGTTGACCATTCATGAGTAATCGCAGAAGCTTTGTTCTTACCGATTGAAGACATGAATGGAGTCATATCTCTAGATATATTAGAGATGTAGTTTGCTAGGTCCTCTTTCTGAGAACCCTGAGCAGTAAAACTGCCCGTTATGGTTGAAGTACCAAATTTAGTAGCCATTTTGCTATCCTTATATTAGACAGGCTGACTAGCCAAACATATTGTCAATAACATTATCAAAGAGAACTTTTGAATCGTTCTCTGTTCCTTTGCCTTTACTAACTCTTTGTCTAGACTGATCAACTCTGTTTTCTTTTTTAGTTGTTTTAGAAACAGGCTTTTTAGTAGGGACTCTTTTCACGGGGGCTTTCTTTCGTTTTACAGCTCCTTTAGAAGTAGTCTCTTTTAAGCGCCGGTATCCATCAATAACACTAACTACCACAGGATCAACAATAGAATCAACTAATTGCTCATTTAAGCCAAGCTCTAGAGCAAATTTTCGATTAGCCATCGCGACTTCTTCAGACCAATCAGGCACTAAGTGCGGAATCTCCTCTCTGAAAGCTTCTACTTGTGAATTAAAAGCTTCTGAGTTTTGATTCTGTACTTTTCTACTCATAACATCCATCATAGAGTCTCTCTTGCTTTTTCGATTCCCATACTCTTCCTTTGCTTTGTCAAGTTGTCTATTTAACTTGCCTGCATTGTAATCGTCTTCATCGTAAGCTTGATCAACCTTATCCTTTAGTTCTTGTAGAATTCGTAAATCCTTCTCGTCTTCATTCTGTAATAATTGGGCGTTCATTTGAGCGAATACCGTAGCCTCTTCCTTAGCTCCCGCTAATTCTTTAGTCTGTTTCGCAAGTTCATCCCCTTTCTTTGACTGATGTTGTTTAGTCTGATAGTTGGCGATTAATTCTTCCATACTTACTTCACTTTCTTCCCCATCAATCTTAACGGGAACCGTAAAGTCCATATCAATCTCATCGTCATCCAATTCATTAGTATCTTCTTCTTGGGTAGCGTCCTCAGACTCATCCTCATCTTCAACCTCTTCCTCTTCCTCATCTTCCTCAACTTCACCAACTTCATCAGCGTCCTCGTCAGTGTGTGGATCCTCACCTTCGAGTTTTTCTGTGGCTTCTTCGCTTTCTTGGGTAGCTGCTTCGGTATCTAATCCTAAAACATCATCCGCCAATGCGTCAAAGTCAAAGTCTTGAACTTGCGACTCATCCACTTGGGTAGCTTCGCTTTTTTGTTCTGACATATAGTCTCCTATTTTTAGTAGAAGGCCTATTTAAGGCCTCTCAATCAATCATCAAATAGTTCTTAAATAGAACTTCTCTTTTTTGCAACTGCAGCTTTCTTAGCCGGAGCTGGTCTTCTAGGCGCTACGGGAGCCTTTGCAGGTTTCGTCATAGCCTCTATGTTATTTCTAGCTGTTATTAAATCATTCAAAATAGCGGCCTGGGAACCAATACCTCTTCCTAATGCTAATACTCCAATAGCTGATTTAATACTAGAAGTTAACTTATCTATTGCTTTCTGTTCAACATCTGTCATCATTCATCCTTTATCGCTCGAGCTTTGTTATTTTTAGCAGTAATAGAGCGCTCGATGTTCTTCATCACTGCTCCTTGACTAATTGCTAACTTATAGAGAAACTCTCTCGATTCTGTTTCAAAGTGCTTAGTTTCTAGCCACTGTGTAAACAGTTGATTGAGAATATCCTCAGTCACCATAGTCATAGTATCTTTTATTTCATCACATTGGTAGCCTTTAGTCAAGGTCCTTTGTGCGTCATCATAAACCGATACCTTTTTTGGTTTGCCATCAGGGTCTTTTTTAAAGTTCTGATGTCTATTGTATTTTTGTGTCATCTATCTCTCATCTATTATTGTTGTCCTCCCATCAAAGCTGAGGGGTCTAATCCTGCTTGCTGTGCCATCTGCATAGCTTGTTCAGGGTTCTCCATAGCTGCTTGGGCTAATTGCTCTCCTTGCTGTTGGATTTCCTCTTCTTCTTTCTCTTGTTGCTCTGTATCTTGGTATAAATTTTGGAAATCAACAGGTATTTGCTGAGGGGCTTGTGCTCCCTCAGTGCCTTGTGCTTTAACAATGATCTCAGCCCATTTACGATTTGATTCATCTTCAGCTTCTAATAACTGGCGTTTATTATCAATCTGCTTATTGTCAACCTCAGCTTTAATGAAGCTAATATTAGCAACAGCGGTTTGAGCTTCAAGCTGTGCTTTTTCAAGTTCAGCTTGTTTAGCTTGCTCAGCTTGTTGTTGAGCTTGTTGTTGCTTCTGTTGTATCTGTTGCTGAGCTTCCTCATTTGCAGGATCAACTAAGAACCTAGTAGGGTCTAATCCCATATTAGCGAGAATATCAGTAGCTAGATTGAAGGCCGCTAATGGATTAACATAGGGCGCTGATTCAGGATCTGCAGCCATAACAGGAAGAAGCTGAGCTATCTCATTTAACTTCATTCCTACATTGATATTAGAGTTTTCACCTAAATTAGCCTGGATATCTAAATCCATATTAGAAGGCATTGTTTGCAATACTTCTAGGGTTAAAGACGCATAACCTTTATCTGTCTTATAACGCATAGGGTTTTTCAGATTCGCCCTCATCTCTTTTAAGATGCCACGACATAAATCTTTAATGCCGCTCTCAACAAACCTTCTAGCAATATGCTCAACACGAATTTGAGCAGCATTTTGCGCATTTCCCATCTTCTGCTCTGAATTGCCAGAAACATACAATGTATCATTTAATCCCATTGCTGTTTTGCTAAGGCCTGTAGATTGTTCCTTCTGCATACCTAAGAACTCAAGCATAGCTCCAGTCCCAGGACTGATTTGTTCTGGAGTGATCTGTTGGATAGCTGCAGCGGGGTTGCCATTAGTAGCAATAATCTGCTTAGGCAATGGGTTTTGCAATGCAGCAAAGTCTACAACATTAGGATCTGCTAAGGTTCTTCCGTAGTTACCGAAGTAAACATTCTCAACGAATCCACGCATAATAGCTGTAGTCGCTTGAGTCTGTGGACGTGCCATATCAAGCAGGGAGAGCCCTTGAAATTCATGTGGAATTTCTATCGGGTTAAGTATAGCAATAGGAATATAAGAACTGTCTTCTTCTTCAAGAATAGTATCACCAGCTTTAATAACATGTACTAACTCTGCAATACCGTCCCCATCTCGGTCAGAACGAATCCAGCATTCAATAACCGTTACAGAAATATTAGCTTCGTCTTCTTCGTCGTCAGAATTAATCCAATTATCTATACCTGCCGATTGTTTACGAGCATAAGACTCTAATGACCACTCTGAGTCTCTGAAGGAAGCTTCTTCTCCCATCTCAGAAAGATCTCCAGTAAAATCTGGCCAGTTACGCCTAATGTCAGAGCGTGTCATATCTGTGACTAGCCCTATAAATTTAGCTTCACTTATGGTTTCTGCTCCTTTGTCAATAACAAAAGACTCTGGTGGAATGTTACGAATTTTAACACCTGACTTGTCAATCTTACGGCGTAGTCTAACATCTTCATATACGATAGGCCCTTCAATAAGATCTTCTTTTATATGGAGGTCTCCCACGATCTCAACATTTCTATCTGCTAACACTTGGTCTAATAAAGCTTCTTGAATCGTATCGTATTCTTCTACTTCATAATCAAAGCTTTCTTCCCATCCCCAGGTTATGGCGCTGTTACCGAATACAACTGCGGACTTAATCCAGGTGGACAATTTTGTCCAGCCATCCGAATTAGAGTTAAACAAGCAGTAATTTACTACGTCCGAAGCAACCTGGGAGGCTTTGATAGAAGCCACTTCGTTGCTATAAGGGACAAATAATGCTAACTTATTGTTATCAAGTAGTAACTTAGTTAACAGCGCGGTATAACCTTCTGCAATCTCTGCAGAATCTGATGAAACAATCTTAGATACACCTTGGGGAGATAAGTCTCCTTTAGCTTCTAAACTCATTTCATAAATTGAATTCTCTCTTCTCTTTGCAGCATCTGAAGACCCTGTATAACCACCAGTTGCATTTCTTAAGTTTCTATCTATAGATTCTAGCAATTGCTCGTCTGTAATTTTTTCTATTTTATGTTTGCTCATTCGCTCTCTCTCGGTTTATATATGCTTAATTACTCGCAATTTAAGTACACAAATAAGTTCTTATTAATGGAACTTATAGCCATTTTGTATCATCTGCCTGGTAAGAACTGTTTAATTCACCCCAACTAAACGTATGATTAGTGAGGGAATGCCCATGGGTTCTATATGCTTCACACGTTATTGCCATTGCCATAACTAAGTCATCATGATGCCCTAGTGAAGCTTCTGGCTTTCCTTGTGGAGTAACAATAAAGTTACGTAATTCTTCTATCGCTAAAGCAGAAGGTATAGCTATATCCTCATCCTCAATCATTCGTCTAAGATTAGAGATGATTGGAGAACGAGTTGCAGCTGTCGTTTTAAATCCTAGATGATTAATCCCTTCTGAGTAAGTATTAGCTGTTTTCTTTTGCTGATAGATACTAGGATAATTCATCCCATGTAACTGTTGAACTGTTGCAATACCAATAGAGTTAGATTCTGGACATATCAAAGCATTGTTATACCATCTTCCTAGGTAGAACAATATCCTGCCATATCGAACAGGGTCGGTTCTGTTACTACGATAAATAGAAACAATCTCTCTATTACTAGTCATAACACAAGCAACTGAATAATCTCCACGTACACCTAATGCAACGTCAGCACCAATCAAGTATTTGTTATCTCGTTGAGGTGCGTCCCATACAGAAAGTGTTCCTTCAGTAGATTCATCAAATGAACTGTACGCATCATTAAACTCTCTTAGAGAATCTGGTGGTTGCGTAACATACTTATCCAATGACTCTTTATTGAAAACAGAACTACCAGACTGCAAGAAGGACTCTTCCGCTGTAAACGGATACTCCTGTTTAAATAGATTGGAGGAAGTTTCGGCTATCTTAATCCTACGCCAATACAATTGACCATTAGATAGTTCCCATCTCTCCTGTAACCTAAGCTCATCATGAGTCCACTCAATACCATCTGGGCACTTAAGTGTATACTCATCTTGAAGATACCATGGCACAAACAAAGGAGTAAAGTTACCTTCACCTCTCTCAGCTTTACTCCATAGATCGTAATAGACACCTTGTGCTCCATTGGACGTACTATTAATAATAATAATACTACCATTGGTTAATGACACAGACTGGAATAGACCTGCCATTACCTTCTCAGCATTCTGGAAGAAAGCCGTTTCATCACATAGCAATGCAGTATTAGTTGTACCACGTCCAGGGTTATCAGCACCTGCGGTAAACAATCTAAATTTAGAATCGTTACCTTCAAATACCATCTCTCTCTTATTCGATATCCCTAACTTAGGTTTTAAACTCTTAGGTAAGTTCTCCCAAAACGTCTTACTCATCTGGAAGATCGATTCGGTCGTTGGCTTATCTAAACTAATAATTACAGCTCTAGTATTCTTATAGAACAAAGTCCTATGAAAGATTAGAGCAGAACTAATTGTAGAGAAACCCGCTTGACGATACTTAGAGATAATCATTCTTACATAACCAATCTCTTTCATCTGCCTTACATACTCTTCTACAACCACAACCTGAGCTTTATTAATCTTTAGATGAATCAATCCTTTATCTGCATCTTTAGGATAGATCATTAATGCTTCTTCAATAAAAGCAATAGGATCTTCCTTCCATCTCGCCCAAGTATTCCGCTTCTCAAGTTCAACTATCAGCTCAGCGGCTTCTTTATTTTTACTCATCATTCACAATCTTTAAATTCTTCAATCTACTTTTGATTTCCTCTTTAGACATATCAGCAACATTATCTTGATCTGCCATTGCATCTTTAGTAGGTTCAATATACTTATTAGCTTCCATGATTGCCTTAATAGCAATCTGATCACCTGCAGCTGTACCTTGAGCAAAATGACGTTGAGCAATAGTCGCTAACATCTCACCTGGACTCAAACCAGCTACTTCCTCAAAAGCTTCCTTAGTTAAAGTAATCTTATTTTTTATACCTTTAGGTCTTCCTGCTGGGTTTCCTGACACCCCTGGTTTAAATCTATTGCCTTTACCTGCGTTAGTAAACTCTCTATCAACTTCCTTCTGTCTCGCGTTTCTCATATTTTTCTCCTGAAATTTTAATTATGTAATCTTACTTTTGCCCCACCTATACTTGTAGCCCCTGTGTGTGTCGTCTTTTTGATAAGGTTAGTACCTGTGTGTCACCTTTTTGATAAGGTTAGTACCTGTGTGTAATTTCCTAGAGGTCAGTACCTGTGTGTAATATATATATGTTGTACACCAGCATATATTCGACACCCCCCTCTTTACACGGGAGGAACGTCACACGGGATACAGCAACCCGATCATTGCTGCTTATACACTGGAGGTGTATCATGGCAACATTTGTCATTAAACTAGAGGTAACCAAGTGGCATCTTGACTTTAACTTTAAAGATGAGATGAATCCAGAAGGTATGAGAGAATCATACTTCGAGGATGAGGTTGACTTACATGAGTTAACTATCGAAGCAGAGACTACAGCTCTTGCTATCGAGAAGGCACAGACCTTGTATAGTTGGAACGAACCTGACTTTGGGCAGGACGCTCTCGCTATTGATTGGCGCTGTACCTCGTAGTATCAACATAACATATTAGACTTTCTAATAAAGAGTCTAATGCGATATGAAGAAGACAAAGCGTTTGTCTTTAAACACTCGATGCGCTATCGCATATTACGAGAATGAAGGTTACTCTGTATCCAGAGCTACTGACTCATACCTTGTGATGTACGATACTGATGCGTTTGAGTGGACAGATACTCCTCCTAAGTTCAGGAAATACCTGCACCAAGAGGACTTCACGTTCACTCTAGACCCAGAGTATTGAGTGGTTAAAGAGTCCGAAGTAACGACCTCTCTGTTCTTACGGAGAGGAGGACGGCTATACTTGTTATAGCTTTAAGCATATTCAGTGAGTATGTTTAAAGGTATAACAACCAAGAAGTAATGATGCTTCACAACAACAGGAGGTCCTATGGACAACCAAAGACTGGCGAGTTTACGCAAAGAGTTCCGTGTGCTCTTAAATAAGCACGACAGCGATCAATTCCGTTTCATAGTTGAAATGTTGTATCACTCAGAAGAGTTACCAGAGAGCAACTATGAGGGAGAGTTGTGGAAGGCTTCAGTAGCTGCAGTAGACATTCTCTACGAAGTTGATGCAGACCTAGAGGATGTCTATGCTTGGAGGATGAAATCTCCTAAGTTACGGTAAACCCTAGGGAGGTCAGAGATGACTTCTGGAGAACACAAGCAATTTAATTACAACCTATTAGGGCTTCTTCTTGAGGTTCTAATGAGGAGTAATTTTGCTTCAAATATAGGAGAACAATATGTTCTATCATGTAACGTACAAACTGATCGACAGTATAACCGATACAAGTAACTTCAATCTAGTTGGTATTACTGCTGACAGTATGGTTGAGGCTGAAGCTAATGTTGAAGGTATCATTAAGAGCATTAGTACTTCATTTAACTATGATACCATTGAGATCGTTGAGATCAAGGAGGAACGTAATGTTTGATATCATTACAGTATTACTGGGATTACTATTAGTAGTCTCAGCGTATGGGGTGTATCTTCTCTATCGAGGTTATGTATTACTAGACCAAGATGAGAAGACCACAGTTGCTATAGTAGGTACATTAATATTAGTATGCCTATTCGCTGTAAGCTACATTAATACTAATCCATATTTATTCGTAGCTGGATAACAGGTGAGTGCTATACCTTTAAATAGCACATCTGAGTCGGGAGGATAAAATGACCAGAGCAAGTAGCAGTAAACACACTGCAAATAGTAATAAGCACTCTGCAAAGAGTGAATCGCACATAGCAAGCGATACTGAGTGTTCCTCAGATAGCGCTGAGCATATTGCGCACAGCACAGAATTCACTGCACGCTGCTGACAACACACTGTTCACAGCACGCAGTAAATAACAGGTCTTTCACGATACGCCTGGCACATGAGTGCAAAGTATCATAATCTCTAAAGGAGAACTAATATGTCAACAACATATAAAATGCCGACATTCGGCGAAATCAGCAACATCTTTTCATCTAACAAAGATGATAAGGAAGTCAACGTATACAACACTGTTACTTGGTATAACCAAGGCAAGACGTATAGGAACGCTTTCCAAATCACTGAGTTTACCCCGGAAGGTGAAGGATGTTCTATGCTTGTAATAGAGCAACGACCATCAACTAACCCAAATGAAGATAGCTTTCAAGTCTACTTCAATGGTGAGTTGCAGCGTGAGAACTTCAAGAAAGATGTTCACAAAGCAATGATGGACTATATGTACAAACAATACATAGAGACTAATCTGCCTGCTGAAGGGGTTGTTGAAGACTTCAGAGAAGTAACTATGGACGCTTCTGAAGTGCCGAACACTAATCCGTTCGCATAAGTCTAGCTAAGATTCCAGTCCTTCGGGGCTGGGTCTTTTCTAAGTGCACTTTCACGAGTGTATTTAGAAAAGAAGGAGATGGTACGCAGCCGTATGAAAAGAGCGTACGACAACCGGGGGCAGACGAGATGTCTATAACTAGCAGTATCCTGCATGAGGCAGGTAGCAAGGGAGACTCTGCAAGTAGTACGAAACACGCCGCAGTGAGCACGTAGTGGACAATACGGCGCACGTAGCAGGTGGCACACAGGGCATGGCACGCTGTACGGAGCCCGTAAGACGCCTTTAATCGAATCTTTATGGAAAACTGATGGGTTAGTCAAGGCCTCGCGCGTATAGAGTCTTTACGGGACTGTGTGTTATGATAGTAACCTGAATGATTTAGAGAGTAAGGGTGTTAACTGAGCTTATGTCAGACATTTGACAAGACGTGGTCTCCACTTTAAATAGGTTAAAAGTATCTATCAAATACTTCAAGTAACTGAACGAGCCATTACAATCCTCTCGGGTCGTAACTTCCCTGTCCTGTTATTAGATAGTCTAATCGAGTATCCATGGGTCACTTAGTGAAGTTCATCCAGTTACTTGAAACATCTGATCTTACCGTCTCTTACCTATACTTGCGTTCTTGCAGTGCTTAGAGCGAGTAGTTACGCTCTTGCTTAGTCGGGCCTGCGGATCATCTCAAATTGGAGCCCATCCCAATCGTCATAGATTATTCTTGTGTAATTATCGCAACATAATCAACACTCAAAAGAAAAAATTATTTTTTCTCTATAAGGAGCTCTTAGGATTCTGCCTAGTCGTGTATGCTCTACAGACGATCTTAATAATTTATTAATATGTGCTTAAATACAGTTCATATTAATAAGCAATTAAGCTTAGCATTGACAATAAAGTCAAACAACCTGGAGTACAAAAATGAAAGGAGATTACACCTTAAATCAACTAAAGGATTTCATAACTAAACATGATCTCACATACGCCTACAGTGACGACAACATAGCATATCGACGAGGCTCAATGACATACAAATTAATTACCGATAGTATCGCGAAATTTGATCTTCGTACAAGTCATGGTAAAGAAGCAAAAGCTATCTTAATAGATCATTGGAACAACAAAGTAGAACAAGAACTAATAGAAGATGCATGGCATCAATTCAAATGGGAGGAATAACATGAATACAGAAGAAAAGAAAGCAATCTTAGAAAACAAACACACGAAAGGGAAACCTTACTGTAACGCAATAGATGAAGATATCAACGATTCATCTAATTGGGAGAACACTATGCCCGCAAGTGGCTATCGCTTTTATACAAAGGAGGAAACAGGAAAAGTAGAAGTATATTACGAAGATTACTTCGCTTGCTATGATGGGTGGGACTCGAGCACTTATGATAGTGGAATATACGCAAATATGAAAGAAGCTGTCGATACAATATGGCAAGACGAGCACAACAGAATGTACACAGCATAAGGAGAAATAATATGAAATGCTTAAACAAAATAAGGAGAAATAATATGAAAATGCTTAGCCTTACATTACAGGGTTCAGGGAAAAGATTAACTATTGTCATTAATGGAACTATCGGCATTGCAGAGAGCACTGAGAAAGGTCACACAACTATTACTGATGGAACTCACAACAATGGAGGATGGGAAGTTAAAGAGTCATACGAAGAAATCATAACACAGCTTGAAAAGCTATCACTGTAACAATTTATATATAACAAGAAGAGGAAAATAAAAATGTTAGATAATCTAATAGCAACAAAAGAAGTTTTAGGTGGTATGCAATTAATCTATAAATTTGATAATGGTTATGGTGCAAGCCTAATCAGTCATAAAGGCAGCTACGGAGGTGATGTAGGCCTATGGGAACTAGTTATCTTAGATAAGACTGGTGAACTATACTACGAATCAGATATCACCAACAAAGATGTAATAGGACATCTAACCAGCGATAAAGCAATGGAACTATTAAAACAAATATCAGAGATGAAGGAGGATAACTAAAATAATAACTAAAACAAGCTGTATATTGGTCAATATATAGTGTATAATAAACCCTACTTTAGGAGAGTAACATGTCATACGATGTTTATATCGGGAAGCATTCCCACAACTACACCAGCAATATGTCTGGTCTTTTTAATGAAATAATCCACGACGAAGATAACGAATTCAATGAAGGGTTGCACGTTCTTCATGGATTAAATGGTTGCCAAGCTTTACCTATTCTAAAAGAAGCTTTACAACAGGCTCATTATCACGATCATATCGAAGAATTTGATCCAACAAATGGCTGGGGTACAGCACAAGGAGGATTAATGTTCTTAGCAAGAATAGCAATCGACTGTGCTATGAACCCATACGAAACAATTAAAGTACATTACTAATAAAAGGAGAAATAACATGGACAAATTCAAGTTTATTAAAACTACAGAAAAGCACAATTATTACGAAGGCAAATTACAAATAGGAGCGAAAATACCTGAAGATATACTAATCTCTCTTAAAGAGGGGAGAGCTTTTGCTAAAAAGCTAGGGTGGAAAGTTCCTTCTCTTACTAGCATAATAGAAAAAGCAATACGCGAAACTATCAAAGAAATAGAAGACTTACGCAACATGCAATCAATAAAGGAGAAATAAAATGTTAAATATAAGCCCAACTGAATTTACGATCACTCGTATGAAACATTACCCAGAGAATACAAATGGTAATGGAAAGAAAGAAATGCTATACCTATGGCTAAATCACGCTCAAGTCAATAAGAAAAGTAACATCACTTACACAAGCGAGTATGTAGTTGCTTGCTTTGGTATGGCATGTGCAAAGATTAGAGAATACTATCAGGAGAAAGATAAGATCACGCCTAAGATAGTAGTAACCTCTAAATGGGACAGCAAACTAAACAGAAATGCTGTGTACTTAAACTCAAGCTATCCGCCTGCTGAGAATACTGGTACAAAGAAAGGTAACGTTTTTAACGATTAAAGGAGAATAACATGGAAAACGCAATAATGCAAAACGAAGCTATCCAATGGTATAGTAAAAGAGGTATCCCAGCGTTCGTAGATGATGCTGGTGAGGTTTATATTACAACCAATGGAGAAGATATCTATCTAGCTGTATCAGAGGTAGATTACAGAGGTAATATGTTCTTAGATGAGGAGAAGAACTCATTATCTAGCCAACTTGGTTACATGGTTGAACATCTTAGAGAGCAAGCTTACAGCGAATCACATATTCAAGGGATCATAAAAGGTGACTATGACTACATCAGCAAAGGTGTTGTTCATAAGCATAACGAGCTGCGTCGCTTAATGTATGAGATCAACTCATTGTCTAACGATACTAACTGGGAGAATTAAGATGGGAAAACATGAAGTTGAAACAAGAGTTAAGATCCAAGAAAAAGTAAATTCTTGGTTAAACAAGAACCCTGCTGATATGCAATTATTAATGTGGGATTTTCAAGAAGAATTAAAAGATAATTTGTCTTTTAACTACAAGCCTAACCAGTTCAGATGCTGGATATGGGATAACTTTATCAAAAACAAGGAGAAATAACATGCCAAACATGAGCTACTGTGAGATGGAGAATACAAGCAAAGATTTATCTCAATGCTTAAAGACTCTAGAAAACTATTCTAATGTTAGAGACTGGATTATTGGAAAAGAACCTAGTGTATATGAACAGAATGGTTTAATGGATTTACTAGAGGCTTGTAAAGATATAGTTGAATGGAATGAACAAAGATTCCAAAGGGGTGATGATGAATGAATACGCTGCAATCTGGATATTAAAACAAAAAGCCTGGAAGAAGCTAATTAAGCAAGATGAAAGGCTTAAGTTTGCTTTATCTATTGATATTACAGATGTTGCTGCCTATATCGGGTTCTATGCGAGAGCTACGGTCGCTGATATCAACAACCACCCATACTTTGCTAACACAAGCTTATCAACCATTAAGAGATTCGTTGATAGGCTTAAAACAGCAAGTGTGATCACTCTCTCAATTGGAGAAGACAAGAGAGAAAGAATCTTGTCAATCAAATGAGAAAGCTCAAAGAATACACATTAGACAACGGAGATGTAGTTACCTCTCAATCATTGAGAGACTTAGGTCTTACTAAAGATATGGTATACTACCGATTAAAGAAATCAACTGATCCAAAACTAATATACAAAGGATTAAAAAAGAACAAAAAAGAACCTTTGGGTTACACAGTCTGGCAAAGTGGGAAGAGAAAGAAAATGTATATGTCTCATATATTAGATGATGGGACAAAGATAACTGCTCATGAGCTGATGGAAAAGACAGGATTAACTTATGCAGGTGCTAAGAACAGACTGAATAAATATACTGACCCGAAAAAGATATTCAAAAAGGCAATTGCTAAAAGTAAAAATAAGGAAACAAAGCTTAAGCTTAAACCAAAAAAGGAGGTTAAACAAAAAGAAGGTAAATGGGGTACTATGTCAAAAGAAAGAGAGGCTTTACAACCAATGTCAGATCCGTTGTACAGACTAATGTTAAAAACAATATAAAGGAGAAAAACATGAAAGAAACGGAAGAAGCGATGAATCTTAATGATGTACTTAAAAACTGGATCTATGAGAGTCATGAAAGCGCAAAACTAGCAAACAACCTTACCTATATGTGGAACACTATGGAAGCATCTGGTATGGCAACAATAAAGGACAAATACAATGAGTTAGAAAAGATTGTATTAAACTTTACAAATGAGTACTACAAAAGCAATAGTGATTATGAGATCGCTTTACTGCCTAAGGAAATACTTTTAACTGTATGGGAATACTTCGGGTTAGACCCATACGCAAAACACTAAGGAGAAAAAACATGGAATATTCAATAATCAAGGAAACAGGAGATCAAGTAGAAGCTTGCGGAACTTCACTTAAAGGTGAAATCTTAGCTACTTATGACGAACTAGTACAAACCTTTGGAGAACCAAGAAAAGATGGCCCTGAAGATAAGATAACTAGAGAATGGAATGTTAAATTCTTAAACAATGAGGTTGCTACTATCTATGACTGGAAAGACGATGATTGTCTTGAAGGTATTTATAGATGGCATATTGGAGGATTTAATAATTCTGTAGTAGCTGATGTACAACATGAATATAGGAGCAAGATGAAAGAAATAAAAGAAAAGGCTACAAAAGAGTATGAAGCATCAACAGAAACAGTAAAAGAAAAAGATATTCACTACTTTTACTTAAAACTAGAAAATAGCCAAATGTTAATAGCGTATAGAGACGCTACCTATAATAAATTACAGCCAACTTGGCATTGGGCATTATCATTAACTGCTTCTGAAAGAACTTTGATTGATGAACTGCCTGGAAATCTAATGGTGACACCTAGTAAAGAAGGAGAGTCTTTTGGGTGTAACAGACTGCACCAAATTAGAACAAATATACGCAAAGATGTTTTAAAAGAATACGAAGTGGAAGCTGAGTTCACTTATGAGATTGAACATGACTTTGGAGTAGCTGGAGACAGAACTTTATATGGTGAAGAAGGTTGTATGCTCGAAGTAGAAGCTAAAAACAAAGATGATGCCGGTGCTAAGGCAGAAGATCTGTTATTAGACGAATACGAAATAAAAGATGTAACTATCACAAATATTGATTTAATCTCTTAACTATGAAAGCTAAAAACAGAGAAGAATACGAAAAAGCTTGGAGAAGTCAATTTGATTCTCTAGCTTCACTTACGTTGCAATGTACAGGGGTTCAAGCTAGTCAGTTGCATGAACAAATGCGTGATTGCTTTGAAACAATCTTACTTACAGCAGCAACACAAGTCTATGGATATAAAGAAGGAACTTTAACAAGGAGAAAAGGAGATGAATAAAAGAACGGCGCATTGGTTAAACAAAGAAGGTAGACTGATTATGGAGAACAAAGTTCATTACTTTGTATCTTCTATAACTACTTGGTCTACAGACGAGGATATGCAAAAAGCAATTACAAAACATAAGAAAGCGACTTCTTATGAAAAGATGCCTAGATGGGTTTTTATTGTACCCCAGCCAATACATACAGAATATGAAATTGAGATGTACCAACCGATTGGTGTAGATGCTCATCTGGTTGCTGAGCTTACTTATGGTCGTTGAGACTATGAGAGATGGGAGTTACTTGATTTATGAGATCATTGACGACCAGCTAAAACAAAGAAAGTTCTATTACAATTCGAAAGAAAAAGCAATAGAAGAATTTAATAAATATTTTAAGGAGGATAAAGATGCTATCAATATATAAAGCAGCCTACCAGGGATTACTAGGCTGGACACAAAAAGAACTAGATGACGCTTACGAGAACCTTGCTACAGACGAGTTTATGGCTGTAATGCCTAACTATGAAGGGTGGACAACGCTTGAAGTAGAACTAGAAGACGCTAACTATGTAGGAGAACGAGATGAGACTATAGAACGATTAGTAGAATTAAAAATGTTAGATGAAGATGAGAAACATCAGCTCTATACTGATGAAGGTATAAAGCAAATCATCTTTGCTATTTAAAAAGGAGAAAACATGTACGTTAAATATGAAACAAGCTGGTCAGGTTATGCTGAAGAGGATAATTATGAGAATGGTTGCCAAGAAGGATTCTTGGACATTGATGCAAGCTATCTTAATAACAGATACAACTCAATAGAAGAGTTGCTAGAAGAGGCTGAGCTCTCTACAGGCATCTTTATTCATGACTTTGATTACGACTACAACACAATCTATATCTCGTACCTAGGAGACGAGGATTTAGTTGAAGCTTCTGTATATGAAAGAGCTGATTGGATGCTTAACAAGAAGAAGTTATATCATATCAACTATAGTGTGATAGTAACAAAGATAACTGTAGAATCTTACGACTTGGAGGGGTTTTTAACAAAATGAACGTACAAAAAGTAGAATTATTCAATGGTGGAGGTAACTGTAACTATGCTCTAATTTGGGAGCTAGATAAATTTATCGTTGTCGGAGAAGATATGGTAACTGTTTGGGGATCAGAAGATGATTACTTTGCAGCTATCAATGGAGAGGCTGATAACTTACCTCTTGAAATTTTAGAATACAATCAAAAAAGAATAGGAGAATAACATGGAAAAGCAATTATCGTATGTAGCTCATTGTATTGAGCATGGAGATGTATTTTCATGTGAATTTAGATCAAAACACACAGAGAAAGACTTATTAAAGGAGGTAGGAAGTCAATTAGCTAGTATGTGGGGAGCGGAATGTATAAAAGTAGAGCATTTAAGGCTCGAAAGAGACGAAAAGCTAGAGGATTTATACGATGCCGACAATTCAAAGTATGTAGGCATACAATAAAAGGAGAAATAAGATGACTAAATATCACGTATATAGTTCAATGTTAGGAGGATATCTTGCAATGGATTTCACAACAAAGAAAGAAGCACAAGAATACATCGAGAATTATCACTGTAAGATTGAGAAAACTCAAATGAAAGTATTAACACAGGAGAATAGAAAATGAGTAAACACAAGTTAAGTGAGCCAACTAAATATGAGATGCCTATGATTGATGAAAAGCCTTGGAAACAATTAATAAAACACGTAGAACGCTTAGATGATACTGTTACTAGGTTGACATTAGAGGTAGCTAAGTTACATAAGAAGTTAGTTAATAAGGAGAATGCAGATGACAACATATAAAAAGAAATACAATAAAAGGAGAAAAACATGATAGAGACAGTAAACGAACACAGGTTTAAAGATGCGTTTCAACAATTAAGACCTGATAACTTCACATACGAAGGATTGGGGACTTTATTTACCCAACTTGAAGAATTTGAAGAAGCAACAGATTCGCCTATGGAGTTAGATGTAATAGCTTTATGTTGTGAATTTACAGAGTATGAGAATATCGGAGAGTTCTGGCTTGATTATGGAGGAGAGGATGCTATGGAGGAGTATCCAGACATAGAAGCTATCGAAGCGCATACTATGGTATTCCGTATCCCAGAAAGATTAGATCGGAATACTTTGAAGTACGTAGAAAGTGAAAGCTTTATTATTCAACAATTTTAAGGAGAAAACAAATGGGCTATTTTAGTGATTTAGACATGGAAAACAAAGAAAAGCCAGACGAAAGTTTTGCAGAAGCGATGTATAACAGAGGAAAAGAGCTGGAAGAGTTAGAAGGCAAGATATTTGTACACGACTGGCAATATAGAAAGTTAGGAGGTTTCGAAGCCAAGTTAGCAGACCTAATCCAACATGCGGATAACAATAATCAAGAACTATTGCTCTTAGCATTTCCAATAAAGGTACAAGCGATCATGGACTATCAATCAAAAGAAGATTGGTGGGCAGAATGTGAACGAGATGTGGAAGACTACCGCGCATCTTTTAAGTAATATGAAGCAAATGGTAGTAATAAGGAATGGCAAATACAATTCACCCTACGATCCAAGTAGAAAATTAGTAGAACGCCAAACTAAAAATAAACGTGATAAAAAACAAAGGAGTAACAAATGAAAGGAAGAAATATAACGCAAGAACAAGTAAATCAAATGAACAATCTCTTTTATATTAAAGGGATGTCAGCTGTCGGTATTGCTGAAACAATGGGGATTAGCCCTCAATGTGTGTACAGATATACTAAACTAGACAAGAAAGGGAATCCACCTAAGCCTGCTGGCGTATTGACTAGCAATCAAAAGAAGAGAGCTAATCGTAATAAGCTCTTTGCTAACATAAAGAAAGAGGATAAAGTTATTGTAAGTAACAAAACTCATTCTTTAAATGCTAGAAAAGAGGCTTATAGCTACGTTTGTGACCTTGCTAAGACTCGTAATCTTAGTAAGATTGATGCTATGGACTTGGTTATCGAAAGAGCTAAACGTCGCTGTTTGTTTAACTGGTAAATCAATTAGGTGAACCATAGTGGGATATGCAATTCCTTGAGGAGAGTAGCATGCTATGGTTCAACCTTATTATAACAAAAAAAGGAGTAAGTATGGAAATATTTGAAATACTAGTAGGAGTGTCAATCTTATACCAAGGTTGGCTTTTATATTTAATATTTGGAGAAAAATGATGGCTAAAACATTAAACAAGAAACAAAAACAAATACTTAACCGACATCCTGGGGTTCAGTCTGTATATCAACTACCACCTGGAGTTATGAAACAAGTGGAAGATATTAGTTTCTTTGAAAATATCGACTCTGATACAGAGAGGTATCTCAATGATAATTTCCTATATCATAGAGCTCAGGGACTATAAGATGACAAGCAAAGAAAGGGTTAAGATAACTTTAAATAAAATAAAGAATAAGGAGAATAAATATGTCACAACACACGCACGCTAGAATAATACACGCTTGGGCAGAGGGTTACACGGTTCAACACAAGGTACACCTATGTTGCGAACACCCTGATACTGCTGACTGGGAAGATTGTACTGTCACTCCTGGTTGGTACGAAGATAGGGAGTATCGTATTAAGCCTACAAAGAGTAGTCAAGCAGATATCGATAACATAGAATATAAGGTAACTTTATGAAGATGAATAAAGTAGTATTGATATTTGAATTTGCTAATAGCAATCAAGCATTACTGTTTATAAACCTACTGGATTTATTTGATGTAGAAGCATACAGACCTGACCCTTTAGAAGACTCAGTAAGAGTCAATATAGCTAACTCTAACAAAGCGGGTTTAGAACAAATATACGATATTGCTGAGTTACTAGACAGTGAAATAATGTAGGAGAATGAAGATGAATGAAGAATACTTATTAATAGCAGAATGGTTCGATGAAGAAGACGGTAAGTGGAAACCTGTCCTTTCTAAAAGACCTGTAATTTTATTAAAGGAGAATGAAAATGAGTAAAGAAAAATGGATAAATGATAGAATCTTATTAATGGAGGATATTAACGATGATGGAGTTTACTGCAAAAGCTGTGAACATAACGAGGTTACAAAAGATGCGTATGGAACGGGAGATAGTCCCACAATGCGTGAATGTATGATTGATGATCCTGATCAATGTCCTGGTGTCATGGAAGAATGGCACGATGGTTGCATGGAATTTGACCTTACTTAAAGGAATAATAAAGTGTATAATATTTTCTTAACTTGATGGAGGGTAAAATCATGGATGATGATGTTTGTAGTGCCGTTCGTGGGAAATGGTACGAAGTCCTAAGCACATTAGGCATACCAAAAGAGTTCTTAAACAAAAAGAATGGACCTTGTCCTTTGTGTGGGGGTAAAGATCGCTATGCTTGGACAAACTATAATGATGATGGAGTATACATCTGTCGTCATTGTGGCAATGGTAATGGCTGGACCTTACTACAAAAATATAACAACTGGTCTTTTCCGCAAGCAGCGGAAGCAGTTGAACCTTTAGTTGGAGTTTTGAGACTTAAAGGTAATACCAAAGATACACAACCTCAATACGATCCCAAACCTGCTTTAATAAAAGTACATAAAGCAAGTAGTAGGCTCACTTGGGGATCTTCTCAGATGAGCTATCTAAGAAGCAGAGGCTTTAATGAAATGCCTAATGGGTTACGCCAAGGTGATCTTCAATACTGGCAAAATGGCAGCTGTTTAGGGATCTATCCAACAGTAATTGCTTTGATACAAGACTTTGAGGGCAAAGGAGTTAGTTATCATCTTACTTATACTAAAGATGGTAAGAAAGCTGATCTAAAGCCTGCACGAAAAGTTATGAAGCCTATTGGAACAATAACCGGAGCAGCTATACGATTGCATGCTGAGTTTGATGATCGCATCTGTATAGCAGAAGGCATTGAGAATGCTTACGCTGCCCATAAAGATTGTGGACTTCCTGCTTTCTCCGCTTTAAACGCTGGTAACCTAGCTAAGTTCGTACCTCCCAGAGGTATTAAGGTTGTATTTATCTATGGAGATAACGATAAGAACTTTGTTGGCCAACTAGCTGCTTATAAGTTAGCAGAAAGGCTGGTCAATGAAGGTCTAGAGGCTTATGTCTTTATACCTGACAAGATTGGCACGGACTTTGCAGATCAATTACCTGAGGTGAAAGCATGAATAATGATATACAAGAGTTAGTATGGGACTTGGAAGATAAAATAATGGACAGCAAGAACAACCGGAGTAAAGCTGCGCAAGTATTTAGAAATGCACAATGTTTACGCGGAGATTTTAGGAATTACGCTATATTTACAGAAGCGTTGAATTACTTAACATCTTCTTTTAAGAGGCAAGATGGGACTTTAAGGTTCGCTAATACCAATATGCACTTAGGTAATATAGTTAACAGGCATCTTAATCTTTCTATTTATGCTGATACAAAAATGCACTTAGGGGCTTGCATAACTTCTACTTTAGTAAAACATGAATATGTCATTTTAAGAAGGGAAGAGTTCTTTACTATTGAAGAAATCAAAATCAACAAGAAACTTACTTCAATAAGGCTACAGCCTTACCAGTTAGAAATTGGTAAAAAGTTCTTTAATATCAAGTATCTAGGTAAAGAAAGGTTAGGAATCTCTACTACTAAATTCCCAATATGGTTGGAGCAACATAGAGTAGTAGATGGTGTTAAAGAAGGATTGATTAAAGGTAAAGTAAAAGTAGCTGGTAAAAATCAACCTTTCTTAAAGGCTGTCAATAACCTAGAACAAGTAAAATGGGAAATCAATCCTAATGTCGCTAAGATTAGTATACAACTAAAAGAGAAGCTAACTGACACATGGATAACTTTAACTGACAAAAATGGAAAGAATGTTATATTTGATACTAAGGATATTGAAAGAACTTCTATTAATGAGAAATATCACAAAGTCAAATTGTTTAAAGAAGGAACTCCTTTTAATCCCCATAAAGGTAATTCAACAACTGTTAAGAATTTAGAAAACAAGCTGTCTGAGCTTGAGAGGCGCTCTAGTAAGCTAAAGCCTAGCGGTAAGGTTAAAAAGCTCGTAGAACAAGAGATTTCGCAGCTTAAACTCCTATATGAGAAACATAATACTAATTGGCTTGCAAAACAAACTTGTTTACGAACACAATCTAAAGCAAACCGGGAATTAGCCATCTTAAATACAATACACGGTACTGAAGAATATCTTGGTTGGGAAGGATATCAATTCTACTTAAGTTGCTTTTTAGATTTCAGAAGTAGAATTTATTCTAAAGATCCTTACTTTAGCTACCAATCATCAGACTTAGCTAGAGGTCATTTACAATTTGCTGAAGCAAAGCCGATGACTTCTACAGGGTATGAAAAGCTACTTGTCCACACCGCTAATAGTTATAACCAATCATATACTATTACAGAACTAAAGGAAATTGATTGGACTGAGACGAATTACATAACAGACTTAACAGCCGATGGTATCCCAGATATCTCAGTGGACAAAATGAGCTTAGTCGATAGAGCTAATTGGGCTGAAGAGCATTTAACCTTATTCTTAGATATTGTGGCAGACCCTATGGAAACCTTAGATATTTGGTTTAACGCTGAAAAGCCGTGGGTGTTCTTATCCTTATGCTATGAAATTGTAGCATACGTATCAGAAGGGGAAGGTTATATGTCTAAAATACCAATAGCTATCGATGGAGCGTCAAATGGGACACAACATTTAGCTGCAATGTCAAAAGATGAAGTAGCTGGCAAAATGGTGGGATTAATACCCCGAGAGAAACCGATCGACTTTTATATAGTAGTAGCGAAAGGTATTTTAAATAGAAACATAGATAATGATTTATCTGCTATACTAGCTAATATCCCTATGAAACTGATAAGAAAAGGTATTAGCAAACGAGGTACTATGACAAAAGCTTATGATGCTGGTGTTAAATGTATCGCAAACATTATTTATACGGATTGCTATGATGCAGGTATGACCACGAAATATGGGATTACAAAAGCAATAGCACAACGTTTATCAAAGGATCTTGTTGACACTTACAATTCTCTTTGCTCTGGCCCTGTAGCTGTGAAAGACTACTTACAAGCCTTAGTAAAGCATAGGTTGATTGAGATGAAGTTTAGAGATGTCAGATGGATGACTCCAAGCGGATTCCCAGTCATATCAAGTAAGTGGATAACAGATAAACGGCAAATCAGAATAAAGGTCTTAGATGAAACGATCGGACTGGTTTATCGTGAGGCGACAGATAGGCCTGCTATCCATGAGATCATATCTGGGATTAGTCCTAACTATGTACACTCAATGGATGCTAGCCACATGTCTTTAGTTATTAACAAACTACATAGTGAAGGTATCACATCTTTTGGTGCGATACACGATAGTTATTCTGTTCATGCAGATGATGTAGATCGTTTGTTAGAAGTAACTAAAGAAGTATTTGTCGAGATGTACGATTTAGACGTCTTTAAAGACATGAAAAGACAATTTATCAGCAATGATAATAGCTTTGATTTTGAAGCTCCAGAAGGTGGAAGTTTAGACCTTTCTGGACTGAAAAAGTCAGAGTATTTTTTCTGCTAAAAAGGCTGTGTAAGTCATTGATTTTAATGGATAAAATCCTAAGAGCTCCTTATAGAGGAGAAATAAAGATTTATTCTCCATTAAAGAAAACTTGTAGTTGTGGTAGGCTACAAGAAACCAAAACGCTGTACGACTCTCGCCTACCACATAGAGAGTCGTGCAGCTCTTTTTAATAAAACAGGAGTAAGAGTAATGATACTTAAAAATATGAAAGTTGCGTGGGCTAAACTACGTGAAGACAACAAAGATGTAAGTGTAGACTTTGGAGATACTTGGAGTATTCAAGTATATGTTGATAAAGATTTCGCTGAGAAGTGGAACGCTTCAGATATGTCACCTAAAGCAAAGGTAGCAAAGGCTGATGTTGAATCAGGAAATATGTCAATACAATTTAAGAAAGATTGTGTATGGAAGAAGTCTGGTGACCCTAAGCAGCCACCTGTAGTAGTTGACATGTTCGGTGAGCCAGTTACGACTAATATCGGTAACGGATCTCTATGTAACATTCAATACAAGAAATGGGATTGGACCTACATGGGTAAGAAAGGAACCTCTACTGAGCTAACTGCTGTTCAAGTAGTAGAGCTAGTAGAGTTCGCTGGTGGCGGTGACGATACTGTAGGCTTCGCTTATGACACTAAAGCAGAAGTTCCTCTAGCAGACGTAACAATGGAAGAAGGTGAGGACGATATTCCATTCTAGATATAAGCTCTTACAGAGTCAGTAAGCTATAACAAAGGTCGTGATTACAATAAGAATAAATAGATTTATTTATCTTGTTTAATATTACGACCTCTCTAATTTAATCTATAACAATAAAAGGAATAACATGAAAGAAATAATCGAAAGAGTAATTCACTGGAATAGTGAAAGATACGATCAAGAGTTTGATCATAAGCTAACCCGCAACCTACTAACAGAAGAAGTATTAGAGTTTGAAGAATCAACTAAGGACGTTGATAGGCTTGATGCTTTAGTGGATACTATTTATGTAGCTTTAGGAGCAATGTGGAAGTTAGGACTTAGTTCTACTCAAATTGAAGCTGCTATACTAGTAGTATGTGACGCTAATGACACAAAAACAGCTGTTAAGACTGCTTCAAACATAAAGGCAAGCATTGATAAGGGTGTAGGGTTTATAGCACCTGAAACAAGACTACAGGAGGTGTTAGATGCAAGAACCTGAAGAATTCATTAAGAACGATAATGAAAAGCTGCGATACGATTTAGTTCCTCCTTCTTTATTGGAAGATGTTGCTAAAGTCCTAACTTTTGGAGCTGAGAAGTATGCTCCGAATAATTGGAGGAACGTCGACGATCCTAGTCGATACGTAGCCGCTCTTTATAGGCATTTAGAGGCTTGGCGCTCGGGTGAGGTTTCTGATCCAGAGTCAAGGTTAACTCATTTAGCGCATGCTGCGACTAATATCTCTTTTCTAATTGAGTTGAATCATCAGCCTGAAGAATGGGTTGATAATTTTTGGGATAAGGAGGTGAAGGTATGACACAATTTGAAGCAAACTACATTAAGCTAGTTAACAAAATTGTTAGAGAAGGAGTTGATAAAGACACTCGAAATGGAACAACTCGCTCAATATTTGGCGAGATGATTGATTTAGGTGATGTGTTTACTGAGTTTCCTATTATTCAAGGGCGTAAGATATACTCGAAAGGAATACTTGGTGAGTTAGCTGCAATATTGAATAAACCGAAGCATGTTGATGACTTTAAGAAGAAAGGTTGTAACTACTGGGATAAGTGGGCTAGGATTGATGGTTCAATTAATGTTGATTATGGCAATGCTTGGTATGACTTTAATGGTGTAGATCAAATTGCTGAACTAAAGTATAAGCTAAAGCATAAGCCGAATGATCGTCGTATGATTGTCACAGGTTGGAACCCTGGTAACTTAGAAGACTTAGATTTACCTTGTTGCCACATGATGTATCAATTCCACGTATCAAAGGGTAATACATTGAATATGCTTTGGACACAAAGATCAGTTGACACAATGATCGGACTCCCGTCAGATGCTGTGTTCGCAGCTACTTGGTTAATCATACTTGCTAACGAAGTAGGATTGAAGCCTGGTAACATTAAGATGAGCTTAGGTGACGTTCATATCTATCACGAGCATTTAGAAGAGGTTATTACATATTTAGACCAAGCGAGAAGCATAGCTTCGTACAGTCCTCGTTGGGAACTGAATATGGAAAAAGGCCAGGCAATGGAAGAGTTTATGCCTGAGATGTTAACTTTGACTTCTTACGATCATAGAGCCTCTATTAGCTTTGAGCTAAAGGGGTAGCTATGGAACTAAGACAATATCAAAAAGATGTTTTAAACAACATAGTCCGATCCCACAGGAAGGGAAATAAGCGTATCTTGCTACAAGCTGCTACCGGTTCTGGCAAGACTGTAATGGCTGTTGCTTTTATTGAATATTATTTGAAGCAAGGTAAGAAGGTAATGTTTCTTGCGCATAGAAGAGAGTTGATTCATCAAGCAGCCGCAACCCTTAAAGCTTTTGGTATTGATTACGGTATTATCATGGCAAGCGAAACAAAAGAAAAGAATGCGTTTGCAGGTGTTCAAGTGGTTTCCGTTGATACTTTAAGAGCTAGAGCAATCAATAAGAAAAAGATTGACTTGCCTGGTGCTGACTTAATGATAATAGATGAAGCTCATAGATCGATGTCTAATACTTATAAAAAGATTATCGAGCTTTACCCAAATGCTTTAGTGCTTGGGCTGACCGCTACTCCGATTAGATCGGATGGTACTGGTTTAGGGTTAATCTATGAAGATATGGTTAAAGCGCCTGATATCAAAGAATTGATAGCATCAGGTAGTCTATGTGAAGCTATCTATTATTCTCCAACTGTACCAGATTTGACAGGTATTAAGATGACTGCTGGTGATTACAATAAGAAAAGCTTAGCTGCTCTGATGGAAACAAGCAAAAACTTAGTTGCTGATATACTACAGACTTGGTTTAGCTTAGCCAATGGGAAGCAGACTTTGTTATTCGCAACGTCAGTAAAGCATTCTCAAAACTTAATGGAATCTTTTGTAGACAAAGGAGTTGCCGCTGCTCATATTGATGGGTCAACAGAGCTAGAAGAAAGGCAACGAATATTAGAAGCTTTTAGCAGAAAAGAAATAACAATAATTTGTAATTGTATGGTATTGACAGAAGGGTTTGATGCTCCGAGTGCAGAAGTGTGCATCTTGGCAAGACCTACTAAGTCTAAAGGGTTGTATATACAAATGATAGGTAGAGTATTACGACCATATAAAGACAAAGCTAACGCGATTATTATTGATCACAGTGGAGCTGTTTACTTACATGGATTTATAGATGAAGATCATGATTGGAAGTTAACCTATGGTAAAGAGCAAGAAGCAACTTCAGGAGAGGCTAAACCTCAAGAAGAGAAAGTAATTATTTGTGAAGGTTGCTTCAGGTCTTATTCAGGCTCAAATATATGCCCTCAATGTGGTAAGATACATAATCCTAAATCAAGATATGTTGAAACAATAGAAGGCAAGCTAGGCCTTGTAAATAAAAAGACTAGACAGTTAGATGAGATGGTGACATACGATCCAAACTATAAGCGTAACTTTTATGCTGAATTACTTGGCTATGCTCATATCAAACATTACTCTGCTGGGTGGTCAAGATGGAAATACAAAAGTAAGTTTAATGAATGGCCTGTTTATGGAGAAGTAACTCCAATTAGGCCAAGCAAAGAAATATCAAACTTTATTACACACCTGCATATAAAGGAACGATACAAAAACAAAAAGGCAGGTTAAAGAACCTTAGGTAAGTATACTACCTTCTATTAGAGTTTGGGTTTTCATGTTTATCCCTTTCATGCTCTAATAGAATTATAGAACGGCTTGGTTGCGGTCGTGTATATAAGCAGCCACTAAATTATAATAATAAGGAAAGAATATGAGTTGGTATTGCCAAATGGATGGAAAGAATAGAAGATGTATGGACTGGAGTGTTTATTTAAAGCATGGCTGGGTTCATGCTAAGTCTTTTTTAGTTTGGGAATATCAAGGAATGTTAAAGGAGAAAAAGAATGAAGATATATGAAGAAGGAGATTTACCTCAAGGCAGTGAGCCTTGGTTGGCTTTACGAAGGAAGTTTGGTACAGCATCAGAAGCCGCTGCAGCTATGGGAGTAAACCCTTGGATACCTAAAACGCCGTTACAATTATGGGAGTTAAAGAATGGAGAGAGAGAGATAAAGAGTAACTTTGCTATGGAGAATGGCAATAGATACGAAGACGAAGCAAGGGAAGCTTATCAAGCAATGACGCACACGCTTTATGAGCCGTGCTGTGTTGTTGACACGATAGATGGGTTACCTTTGATGGCTTCATTAGATGGGAAACAAATAGGAGGAGACTCCATACTAGAGATCAAGGTGCCTTTAAATGGCTCTTGCTCTCCGTTATGGGCTGAAATGGAAAATGATGAAGACTTACCGATCCAATACCAGATTCAGATGCAGCAGCAAATGCTTGTGTCTCAAGAATCTAAATGTGAATTCTGGGTTTATGACTGGAAGAACAAACGTGGTTTACATAGAACAGTTAATTGTGACAAAGAGGTGCAACAGCAGATTAAAGACGCTTGGAGAGAATACTTTAAAGGAAAGCCGGACGCTGGTGATAAAGATGTTGTGGCCCGCAGTGATAAAGAGTGGAAAGAAGCTTCTACAAATTGGGACAAAGCTAATAAAGAACTTAAAGCAGCTCAAGGCATCCTAAAAGCTTGTAGAACGAGTTTAATCGATTTATGCAACGGCAAGTCTTATGAAGGAAATAAGGTCAGGTGCAGGAAGAATAACGACACTGGGGCCTGGACTGTTAGGAATGTTAAATGTTAATAACAGATAAAATACCTTATCCTAGATATACAAAGAAAGGCAAGACTAATCTCTTGTCTATGAATATATTTAGAAACCTACACCACTTTGCAGCGAATAAGGTTAAACAAGACTATCAAGAGGTTGTTGCTGCATTTGTGCAAAAATTGCCACGTTTTACAACAATAAGTGTACAATACAAGTTGTTTTTCAAAGGTAATCGTAAAAAAGATATAAATAACTATGGCTTTCCAGTAGATAAGTTCTTAATGGATGCGTTAGTTAAAGCGGATATAATCGAAGATGACAACTACTTATACGTTACTAAAACTACTGTAGAAATAGGAGGATTTGGTAAGGAAGTAGATAGCTATGTTGAAGTAACCATTAGAGGAGAAATAGATGAAGACTGGATTACACACAAATGTTCAATGCAAGACGAAGCTGAAAGGAATAATGATTCTGTTGGGTCAAATACAGAGGCGTGAAGAAGAGAAAGACTCTGCTTATATAGCTGAATCCGCCGCTGAGATGTGCAAAGAGCTTATTAGAGAGTTAGAAATTGAGGAAAATACGAATAAGTGACGCTTTAATTAAAGTAGAGAAGGTTATGGGCAACGCTATCTCTACTGAAACAACAAATCAATGTTTTAGTTGGTATACCACTTTAATGCTACTACGAAAATTAGGATTTACAAAAGTGTCAGTCTCTACTGAATTATACAACAGGCTAAAACAATAAAAAAGGAAAATATGATACAAGTAACCCCAAATATTATTATGATATCTGATAGACATAACATAATTGTAATTCAAAACCCCGTAAATAAAGGAAAGAAAGGATACTCAGGGGTAAGAGCTTACTTCCCGAACTTCAATGGAGCTGCTCGCCATATCTTGCAATTAGAGGCCTCTAGGCTAATAGCTGAGGGTTTATATACTGAAGAGGACAAAGTGTCCACAACAGCGAATATGGAGACCTTAGAGACTAGGTTAAACGATATAACAACGAAACTAAGTGATAAGTTAGAACATTTTTTAAATACACTAAATAAGGAGAGTAATGATCCACTGCAAAACAACATTTACCTTGGTACATAACGACGTGCCATTTATGAACCGTACAGAAGTATATGAGATGGTATTTGAATTAGAGGAAGGCCAGAGTATGTTCGAAGGCCTCAATGCTTATTTAAACCAAGCTAACAATGAGACAAAGAAGAAGTCTCCAATAATAACAGGAAAACACTAATATGGAACACAGAGATTATAATGTAATGAGCGAGCATGGTATTACTGACCAAGAGTATGCTGATAAATTTGGGCTACCTCAAGAATTAGTAGGCTCACCAGAAATGAACGATTGGATGATGCGTAAAGTTTATGAGGATAATATGAGAGACTGCTCAGACAAGTTGATTGAAGAAGGCTATTCAAGAGAGAAAGCAGAAAATGAATGTCACAAAACAGCTGTAAAAAATAAGAACGAAGCGGCGAAGTTACTTAAGTCGGTCCAAAAAAGAAGAGGCTATTAAAAAGTAAATACCCCCTACAGACTAATAATCTGTAGGGGGTATTTTTTTATCTATTAGTTACTTTTAATCGTTCATCAATATCAGCTAAATAAGGGTTGGCTTGTGTATCTATAAATTGATCGAAGAAGTTTTGTTCAAAATTAACTTTCTCCTGATCTCCTCGTAGCCTCCCTTCTTCAAAGCTAGACTCTTTTAAACTATACAAATGTTTCTTAGCAGCTTTAGCTTTGGCTATTTGGTTCTTAACAAACACCCGATCTGCATCGTCCGCTCCATCCCAAAAGAATTGCTTAATAAATCTATCTCCAAACTCAAAATGACGTAAAAGTCTTTTATGAGCGATAGTAGCGTCTTCGATATCCTTAAGCATCTTCCGAAAGCCTGAAATACGATGTTTATCAAACTGAGCACCGTCGCGACCTTCGATAAGAGATTCTAGATCACTTTTAAATTGATCTAGATAAAAGAACTCATTGTGAAGCCTGAAGAACTCTTTATTAAGAGCGTCTGCATAAGGCTTAGCATCTTTAGGAGTCATAAAGATTCCATCAAACACTTGAGCTGCAGAACCTACATTACCTTTACTACGCGCATTCATAATGCCTTGAAGCATATTGGTAGCATCAAGATGGTGAGTAATTAATACAGCTGCTTGAGTAGCTGCTTTTAATATTGCTCCTTCTACTTCTGCTCTTTCTTCTGTGGTACCTCTATGATAAGCTTCATAGAATTCAGGATCTATTTGATATTCTTTACCTGAAGGTCTACGTAAAACCCTAGCATCCGTCATCCATGATGAGTCAATAACATGTAAAGGAGCATCAAATAAGTCTTGCTTTCTTTTAAACTTAGCGACAGAAGCCTTAGCTATATCATAAGCAGCTTGAGCTTCCCCTATTTTGATAGGAGAAGCTTTAAAAGCTTTTGCATCAGTTAATGCTGTTAAGGCGTTACGCTCACGTCTTTCAGCTTCTCTAACATCTTTAGCCGAAAAAGTGATACTACGAGCTTTAGTGTATTGCATACCAAACACAATAACATTACCATTCGGCATTTGCAAAGAAGGAGTGATCCCTTGTTCAACAGCTGCGGTAGCTAACTTAGAAAGAAGCTTTGTTATTTTAGTAATAGAATCAAACTTAGTAGCTACTGCTTTATTAACGTTTGTCCCGATCTGATCAATCAACCATTCCATTGGGGAAACATTAGATTTAAGCTGCAAAGCTCCAGTATCAACATAAGCATCTAAAGCTTCAGTAACAGTTGAGCGTACACCTTCTTGGTCTAAAAGTTCTTCCATGCCTTCGCGAACAGACTTCTTAATTGTTACTTCTCCGGCTCCATAAGCAAAAATCATAACAGGCTTCTTCATAAAGTCGCGACGCTTATCATTAAGATTAAGCTTTTTAAACAAATCAATAAGAATAGGGTCTCCATTCTGTTCAATCATTTGCTTTAAAGCTTCTCCTGATAAATGATAAATGTCTTCACCTTCTCTTCCTTTTTTATGCTCAAATAGTTCACTATTCAAAGCAATTAAAGGATTAAGGTTAGTAGCTGCAGCTGCTTCAAAAGAACCCGCCTGCATAGCGTTATGAGCAGTTCCATTCGCTACACCATCAACTTCAGTAAAGAACCTAGACTTAACTTTTCCTTCAATTTTACTAGAAGAAGTGTCTCTCTGCCCTGTGTTATCTCTAGCTCCATATTTACGAAGTAATCTAGCCCCTTCTCGCATAGCAGACAAAGATAAGAACTTCTCTTGGCCGTTGGCTATTTCAAGAATTTTATCAGCATTAGCTTTCCAATTTTGCTCTATAGTAATAGAATCAGAGTACACCAAAGATTCCCATAATAAACCATGGTCAGGTTCATCGAAAGCTTTAGCAGCTTCGTCGACACCCATCTTAGAATACTTGCCTCCAAACTTCTTCATAATGCCTGCCTTAAGTAGTTTAACCTCAACAGGAGAGTTATAAGTAGCGTTATCAGCTGAGCTTAAAGCTCCGCGGGAGAGTTTGCTTGATTGGAAGTTGCCTATATATTGTTTCATATAAGCTCGTCCATTTAAGCCGAAGAACCAATCAGTATAAAACTTACTTCCAAATACAACTTGGTTTCCTTTAGCGTCAATCTTCCAATTGCCGTTAGTATCTTTAGGGACAATCATTGACATCAAGCGTTGTACTCCCATGTCTTTTAGGTTATCCCCGTGGTATACTTCTTGGACATTAGGCCTGCTAACTGAAGGGTCTGTTGAGTTAGGATCATAAAGATGTTTCTTAGTTTCCCAGAACTCTTTTTGTTCTATTGAAGAAAGGGGTGATCCTTTATTTTGTTTATTCAATAAAGCATTGTGTTTTGCTTGCTCTCCCTTTCTTTTAGGAATAATAGATCCATTATCATCTAAAGCATCAATAAATTTGTTACGCCCATTTTGGAAGGTTCCTTTATATTCGTTACCTTGCTCATCAGTGTAACCCTTAATGTTCAGCAATCCATTAAATCCTTCAGAAGGAAGGAGCTCATCAATGTTCATTAAAAGATCATAATCCCATCTAAACGCCATATTGCTTAATTCAAATAAAGCATCTCGCTGCCATTGAGGATCATGTCCTAACTTGTCATAAACATGCTGGAATACATCCTCTGGAGCGGAGCCTTTTAATCTCTCAACATTTTTATAACGTTGCTTAGAATCCCAATCCTTCTTGTTAATTGGAGAAGAACGATAATGGTCTTTATCATCTTTGATATTAAGTAAAGCATTAGCAAGAGGAGCTAACTCATATCCAAAGACTCTACCTGTAGGGGTTAAAGACCCATTAGAAAAGCTCCCTTCTCCTGTAGAATCAACATGCAAAGCACCAGAAACAACGTTTAAAGCAATTGCACCCAAAGCTGCAGCTATATCGTCTTTAGTTTTAGGAATACCTAAAAGCTTCTGAACTTTTTCGCCAATAATTATATTACGTCTAGCTTTGTTTACTTTTGCTTGTTCTGAGTCTCTATACAATTGTGCTTGAGCTAATCCGTGTTGCTCATCTAAAGATACTTCAGAGCTGTAAGATTCAACTCCTTCTGAAAAAACTGCTAACAACATTGCATCTGCAACAGATCTTTCCATATCGACCGTGGTCTGAGAAGCATTGTATTGCTGGGCTAGTGCAAACAAAGTGCCTGCAATATTAACATCAACATCTGAAGAGGCTACAACACTAGCTATAATCTCTTTAACTCCTTCAGCATCTGCAACATTAGCCATCATTGCCATTAAGTAAGAATCTACTTTTGTTGAAGAAGCATCAAAGTTAAATAAGGTTGACGCTTTGTTTGAAGTAGAAATTAAAGGTTTCTTAGCAATACCTAAAGAACCATTTGCTTGCTTGTCGGCATACAAAAGGTCTTTAACGGTTAACATTGGGTTAGCATTTGGGTATAAACTTATTAAATCTTTAGCTACGGTTTGCAATAATTGCTCACGGCTAGGATCTAAAGTGGCTTTCGTATTCTTACTGTTAACATGGCTTTCATAGAGCTTGTGTAAAATACCAAGCAAAGCCCGAGCGTCATAGTCTGCTCTATGGTTGTTTGCGGCATCAGCTGAAAGCCCTGTAATGTCTACTTCTACTTGCAAGTCTTTAATAAGAGAAGATTGCTTTACTGTTTTTCTATTAGAAGAGTACTTATAAAAGGATTCTCTAGCTAATACAACAGAATCTAATTCTGTATTAATAGAGGCTAAATCATAAGCAACACCTTCTTTATTAAAATTATGTTGTAGCATTCTTGTATCAAAGTCAACATTATGAGCTACATAAGAAGTAGCTCCAGATATGAAAGTATTAAAAGCTTTAAAACCTTCTGTTGGGGAAACCCCTTCTCTATGTAACAAGTGTTTATCGATATGATGGACATCTTCGCCTTTAACAGTTCCGTCGCTATTGAAAGCCTCTTTTGTTTTAATGAAAACAGAGAAGTATTCTGGCTCGCTACCTTTAGTATACTTAACTGCTCCAATCTGTACAATTGAAGCTTTATCATCTAGCCCTGTGGTTTCAGTATCTAAAATGATTACTGTTCCATTTTCCCATTCATTAGCGAAATCGTCTAAATCACTAGCAACATATTCAACAGAGCCTTCTAAAATTTCAGGAATTAAACGTATTTCAGTAGGTGTAAGTTTGCCTAAATTGTCGCTTAACCTTTTAAGATTAGTGATCGGCTCAGACCCTTTAAACATCTCTGGGACTTTACCATGCAGAGCTTCTTGAGCCTTAGAATACTCTAATATTTTAGACAAAGCTTTATTGTCAGTAGCCCAATTAATAAAACCTTGCTTAAGATTAGGATTAGTTCCTACATCAACAATAGCTTTTTGAAAACGCTCAGCGTCGGTAGGGTCTATTCTTAATCCTTTTTCAACATAAATTTCAACTGGATTTCTACCTTGCTCCACAGCTTTAACAACTTCTTTATTCTCTTCTTCGGCAGAAGGGGTTGTATCTAGTTGAGTATTTTCTTGCTCATACTGTGCTTTATCTTCTTTAAGAGAGTTTATAAATTCCTCTAAACGAGAAGTTTGTGCATACATTTCATTGATTGGAGCCCCTATATCTTGGAGCCTTTTTATTTCTTCTTGTATAGGAGATGTATATCTTTCATACTTCTGATCAATTGCATCTAAAGCAGAAGCATTAGAATCAACTGCTCTAAGATGAGAAGCTGACGCTGTTATACGTTGCTCTCCTTCATGAGGATAAATGATAGCGTTATCGTATTCATCCTTTCCTCCATATCTTCCAATAGTCTCTTCCCTAGAAACAGGATTTGTGTATACTACTTCTTGAGAATCATAAAAAGGCTCAGGTTCTACAGTAAGAGGACTTCCCCCAAAAGCTTGGGTAGGAGGCTGGGTAGAGGTATCCAAAGTATCATGAATAACAAAATTAGGGTCTGCTGCTTGTACTCTCTGTAACAGCTCATCTAACTTTCTTGTAGGAACAAGAGAAGAAGCTTTATTAGAACCCCCGGGTTGTGAAGTAAATATCATTTTTTTCTCCGTTTAATAAGGTGGTTTACCTGTGTATTCACGTGTACCACCAAAGAGGGGTACCATTCTTTTCCATCTATATGCTGCTTTATCATCTTCTCCTTCTATTGTAGCAGAGAGAGCTTCATACAGGTCTGTAGCTGTCGAAGCGGTAGGACCTGCAATTGCTTTTCCTCTAGATTTTACATCTTGTTTAAACTTACTAAACGTATAATCACCTTTATCGGAAGATGAAGAATAAACCGGGGCTAACAACTCAAGAGGCCTATGTAGTGAACCTAGTAACCCTGACTGTATACCAGCACGATAGTTCTTCTTACCTTGTGAAAGATAAGGATTTTCTTCTCCGAACTTCCATAGGTCTTTTAACTCTTGACCTAAATAAGCAACAAGCAACATATACATCATCATTTGGAATGTCGCATATTGTACATCTGGATTAGCTCCTTTAACGTCTTTCCAAATCTTAGGCAAGGCTTGTGATTGAAAAGCCATAATATAACTAGTATATTGTGTCAATAACCTATACCTTGGATTTAAAGCCCATAAAGGTTTAGTTGTAGTGTCAGGCCTAACTGTTCCCATCTCGACGTATGATTGTCGAGCTAAAGATAGCTGGTTTTGCAACTCAGGATAATTATTTTTAATATGAATAAACAAAGCTTCATCTATTTCGCTTCTAGCTTTTTCATCTAAAGCTCCTTTATCTCTATAAGCTTTATAGATCAAAGCTATGTTAGGATCTGCAGCTATAGCTTTCCAGTCTTTAGCTAATTGTACAGGGTCAACCCTTAAGTCCCGCAACCGATCATAAGCATCATTCACAAAAGAGGTATTAGAGCCTTTCTCATTCCAATATAAAGAAACAATTTCAATATCTTGAATGATAGCATCATTAGCTAAAGCCCAGCGTGTAATACGTGAAAAGTCAGTCACATGCTTTAGCAAGGTTACGCTAAAGAAAGCTTTCATTATTCCCGCTTTAATCTTACTTGCAGGCTCAACATCTAACTTAGCCATTACACCTCCTTCATGTGAAGCTTGACCTGATTCATAAAAAGCGCCAACATTACGTTGGTGTTCTTGTAGAGTCATACCAGAGCCCTTAATGAAGTATTTAGAGGTCTCTTTTATGTTGTTTTTAAATAAAGGAACTATACCATCTCTAACTGCTTTACGGATTAAGTCAGAAGTATTACCTGTCCCTGCTGTCCTAAAGAAAGCAGTCACAAATTCAACTAAGCTTGGTAAAGCAGCAGACTCAAGTTGATTAAGTCCATTGATCATAGTGATATTTTCTTGCGCATTAGCAATAGCATCACTTTCAATAGGTTTGTAATTGCCATCCATAGCATCTAGCAGCCCAACAATATGGTGTAACACGCGCGGATCATATACCCCTTCGGCTGTAGCCTGCCTCTTATAAGCATGTAAAAGCTTAGATAAAGTTATATCATTTTGCCCTTTATACTCAATATCAGTTGCATATTTTGTAATACGACTAATCTTCTGAGCTGACTGAGCTTCAAAATCAGTGTGAAGAAACTCATTCATTTCAGGATCTTTAACAAGTAATGCGACATCTTTTACAGCTTCTTTATCAACACGTCTCATCTCAAAAGGTGTAAATTTATTGTCCCCAAGCCCTAACCTTTTGCGAGTAGGGTCAAAGTTATTAACCACTGCAAAAGAAGCTTCATAAGCTTGCTCAGCCTTTAATTTAGAACCTAGTATTGAGGTTGCTATAGAAATAAACCTAGCTTTGTTTTTGGCTACAGCATCAATATTAAGCTCAGTAGCTTCCCAGAACCAATCTTTGCTCATATCAAAGGTTACCTCTTGGCTCTTTGTATTAAATTCCCCTCTTTTTAGTTTAGAATTTATCTTAGCTTCAAATTTCGAGATAAATATATTAATAGATGCTGACACTTTCTTTGCTTCAGTAATGTTTATATCTGGGAACATTACTTGTAATTTTGAATCTGATGTTCCTTTATTATAGGCATTATGAAAGGTTTCCATATCTTTCATTACTGAAGAGAAGTTACCTTTTGATAAGACTATTGAGTGACGAGTTTTAAAAACGGACATAATATTGTTATAAATACCTCTTGATTGAGTAGTATACTCATTAGAGACTCTCAATCTCTCTAAAGCTAAATGTGCTCCGGAAGCATAACTAATCCCGGTATTTACAAGCCCTAAAATAGCTTTTTCGATACTTTGTAATGCTGAACTGTGTCCTTTGAAGTTGTTCATCAAACGATGCTGGACAAAATCTGCTGCAGAATCAATTGTTCTACGAGGCAACTCTTTAAAGAAAGTTGCCCAACCTTTGTTTTTACGAAGATCATTATCTTTAGTAGCTTCAAGCTCTTTATTTAACGATTCACGTAAAGGCCCATGACTCACTTTACCACTTTCTTGTTGAATCAGAGAGGTAACAGTGTGCATACGAGTGCCTTTACCTTCTTTAGCTCTAGCAAGATCTATTTCATACTGTTGAATAAGAGGATCAAAGTCTGCTTTATCCGCTTTAGGTGCTTTGTCTTGTTGCTTCTTTACAGCTTCAAGACTGGTTTCTATTTGTTGAACTTCCTCATTATAAACTTCAACACCTTCTGAAGCACTACGCTCTACGCCAGTTGTTTGTCTTACAACATTCTTAAAGTCTCTATAACCTCCAGCGGCACCTGAAACAGTTCCAAATCCACCTCCTAATGTAGCTCCTCCAATACCTGCATTAATTACAATATCTTCAAATTGTGTAGGGTCCCATTCTTTATTAGAACCAAATACTGAAGTAGCGTATCCAAGACCTTCTTGAGCAACTTCAGTTATACCCTCAGATAAAGCTCCTTTACCTGTATTTAATAAGGTATTTTGAGCTAACTTACCTAAACCTTCCTTACCTAAAGCAACAGCAGATAAAGTAGCTAAACTATCATAAGTAGCAAAAGCATTTTTTTGTAAAATTGATTCAATATAATTTAAAGCATCTTCTAAACGAGTTCCTGGATTTTGCTTAATGTATTCAAGGGCTACCTTATGTTTGCCATACTTAGTCATAAGGTGGCTAGGTTTAAATAACAAAGAAACGCCTAGCACGTCTAATGAAGCCATTGCTACCCCTGCTAATAAAGCAGCAGAAGCGCTCTTCTCGTCTTTTTCTCCTTCCATATTAGAATAGACTTCACCTGAATATATCAAAGAAGGAGCAGTAGTACCTAAAGCGTATTTAGCTGCTTGCGTAGAGGCTAGCACGGCACCTGTACCGTACGAAGCAATAATACCTAGCATGTAAGGTAAAGCAGTACCAGCTTGCCCAGCAACATAATCTACCGCGTCTGAGGCTGAGTGGACTTCTTTATAATTACGAACATACTCAGGCATGTCGGCAGACTTCAAATTAATATCGTGAATTCCTCGCATACCTGCGTTGTACAATTCTTCGTTGTCTAACGTATCACCTACTAAAGCTTTAGCTCCATAGTAAGATTGTTGTATACCAAGAAGTCCTTGACGAATTCCACTTTTTAAAGGAGAATAAGCTTGGTTTTTTAAGTCTCTATCATAATGCCTAAATTCAACATCACGATATAAACCTGGAGTACTTTTATACTCTGCTTCATCTAAAGCGGTTAACTTAGGAACAAACAAGTCGTAGTTGTCTTTAACATCATTAACAAACGAACGCTGCTTAGACCAGTAAGAATCTTTATCTTCAGTATGTCTACGTACACGATTACCTTTGATATAAGAGTCAAGTCCTTCTTCTGAAGTATACGCATTAGGAGTAACAATATTCTCGGAGAGTAAACGAGCGGATAACTCTTCTCCTGTCTCGTTGTGTTTAACATTTCCTAAGGTTCTGCCGTAAGCGCCAAAGCCTTCCGAAGTCTGCGTATCAAATCCTTGCTCACGCATCGCATCAGCAACAACTTCTGTTTGAGCATAACCTGTAACAGTTCCGGGAGCTTTAGTAGGTTGATCCGCATCGTGGTATACTTCTTCTGTATCGAATCCTTTAGCACGGAAGGTTTCTCCAGTCGCTAGGTTTTTCCATGTATCTCCATCTTCCAAGTAATGTTCTTCACCATTTAACATGGTAGTCCCGTACTGGTCAATATACCATTGCTTGTCTTCAGGCATGAGTTGCTCCTATTATTTGTTAACTTGCTCTAACATCCATCCAGGGAAGCGGCCAGCCCAAACGGTATTTGGGTTAGCGTTCTGCATTTTCTTAAAAGCTTCGTATAGTTGTGTTTGTTTAGACATAGCTTCTTTTCTATTTTTTGATGATTTAAAGATTACTACAGAGGCTTGAGCCATATCTCTACGGTTTTCATCAGCAAAGTCAAAGTCTTTTGATTGATTCCAATATTTATTACTATTAACCACACTGCGCTGAGCATCTACAACAGCCATATCTCCTAAGAAGTTACCTAGAATTGAAGTCTTAGGATCTTTTTGATAACGATCCACAGCTGCATCTAATTGAGCCCGATCGTAGTAATCCATTTCTATGCCTAAACGACTTACTTCTGCTAAGGCGTTATCAAGGTGTTTAGCAAACCCTTTATTTTTAGGGACTCCGTAATCATCAAGTTTATTTCTCTTCATTAAATCTGTGCGTACAGCTTTAAAAGTTGCGTCTTTAGCTTTCACAGCTTCTAAAGCTGTTTTGTTAGTAGCTTTAGCTCTTTCATTAGAAGCTTTCAATGAATATTCAGCGTTCTGCTTCTCCATCTCTCTTTGATGCTTTTCGTCAGCTAAGAGTCTATTGCCTTCAATACCTAGCGCTGCATTGGTGTCTCTATTAAGTAAAGCAGAAATAGCTAACTTAACAAGAGTCCTTGCTGCTTTAGCCCCATAATTGCCCTGAAGTAATCTTTGGTTTTCTAAAGCGTCTTGAGCTGCAGCATTGCTTTTAATAATGCTCGCAGCAGCTTCAGAGCCTCCAGGATTGCCTTCTAGGTCATTTAAAGCGCTTTGATAGGCACTAGTATTACTTTTGTCTTTCTTGGCTTCTTTGACTATCTTAGTCTCTTCTGTTTTAGAAAAAACACTATCTATTTTATCAGCATCATCTAAAACTCGATAAGCTGCTGTACCTCCTACAGTGGCTTGTACCCAAGGATTTTGCACTCCTTTTTGGAAAAGACCTTTAGCTTTGTTAAACCACTTCTTAAAGAACTCTTTCCCTCCTTTGCCTTTGACCGGAGAGAACTTTGCGAAAATAGCTGCAGCTGCTGCTTCTTTCTTATGGTCCCAAACCCATTCTGCAGCATCTCCTGCTTCATCTAGTAAGAAAGCAGACACTCCAGCTTCTTTCTGTTCTTCTGAAAGGCTTCCCCAGGCAGCGTTCAGTTTATCAGCGCTCCACTTTCCTCCTTCATATACACCATAAGTTGTGAAGGCTCGGGAAGCATTTGACCATGCTTTAGAAGTTTTCTGAGCTTCTGTTAAGGTTCTGGAGGCTTGTTGTACAGCTTTAGCAGTTTGATTAACAGCCTTTGTGCCGTAAGCAATTCCAGTCTCTGTTTTAGCGACTTTATTAGCGGTCTCTGCTGCTTTAGAGGCATTATTTGCCCGCATAAGGGTTTCTTCAGCCTTTTTTAATTCATCTGCATTTTTAAGTTGAGAAGCTTTAGTTCCTTTATCATACCAAGTCTTAATATCGTCAAAAGTCTTGCTAATATTTTTTGAGGCTTCAGTAGCGGTCTTCTTAACTATAGGAAGGGCTTTGCTAGTTAAGACCGGGACTTTAGTAACAATAGCAGGACCCATCCAAGGAGGAAGAGTCTCAAGGTCTTCCCAAGCTTCTCCGGCATAATGCCCTGCACCTTCCCCAGCGGCTTCAAAAATACTTCTATCATCTAATCTTTGTTGTTCAACAAGGTCCTTTTGAACTTGGTATTCTTGGGCGACTTGAGCATCTGAACCATCTCCAACTCCTCCTATAGAGGGGACGTCATATTCAGGATATAAATCCGTAGGGAAAGGCTGTGCAACATCAGGCCCTTTGTATCCAGGAATCATACTCTTTTCGTTAGGATTGTATTTAGGGCCATCAAAACGAGAAGTAAAGACGCTGTCGTCTCCTGCTTCAAGCATAAAGCTTCGTCTTAAGTCTTCTTCTCCCTCGTTTGAAGCCTCTGCAGAGTTTGAAGTATCTCCATTTGAAGAAGGAGTCCCACTATTTTTATTGCTAATAGTACGCTTCTCTACTGTACCATCTTCATGCTTAATAGTGTTCTCTTCTGAAACAACAGAGCTATTTTTATCAGCTACACTTGATCCAAATACAGACTCAGGAGAGTTATCCACTAGGGGATTTCGATATCCCCAGCCATTCTGCATCATAAGCTCTACTTCATTTTCATTTATTGCTTGAGAGTTACCTGCTTGATCATATAAAGTTACCATAGTTTTTCCTTATTTTGTCGTATACCCTATACTGTTCGGGCCAATAGACCAGCCTGTGAAGAAGCTGTCATCTTTCCCTTTCTTAATTTCATCTAATTCCTTTTGAGCTAAAGCTAAAGTCTTAGGATTCATATTGCCTTTTTCAATCCTCGACTTTAAATAAGCTTCGTACTTAGAATCTTTTATTGCATCTTTATAAATAGACTTAGAATAACCTTCAGCCTCACCATCAAACCATTCCCCTCCTTTAGGAAGATTATTTCGAGCCCAAGTAGGTTTAAATTCGCCGATCATGCCAGTTGGTTTATAAACTTTTCTATTATTCCATGCGGAATATGCTTGACCTAAATCTTGTTTTTCTTGAGTCAAAGCTGCTTGAGCATTAACATAAGAAGTCCATTCAGGGGCTGTAGAAGGATCTTTCTGTATCATAGTTATTGCTGTTGAGCGATCAGCCACTCCTTTAGTCTTCATATAATTATTAATCAAAGATTCTTGATCTGTATTGAGAGAAGCATGACGAGATGCTAAGTCTTGATCTTTTTGGCCAAATGAAAATTCGCCGCGTAAACGGTACGGATTATCCTTTTCAGTTGGAGCTTGATTCTCCCTGCCTAAAAAAGCGTCTGTTCCAGAGCCTGCTATCGCAGCAAGAGCTGCAGCTTTTCCTTTCTCCCACCAGCTTTCTTTAATGGTAACCGGTGAAGGTCCTTTTATAGTTTCTCCATCAGCAAAGCCTCTCCATCCTAATTCAGATGAAGCTATCCCATAGGGGTTTACTTGTTTGTTATATGCCATTATCTATTTCCTCCAAGGGGTGCAAATGCACTCATATTCTTTTTATAAAGGTCGTCTTCCTCTTC